AGATTGCCCAATTTATGGAAACACTGATTTCATTACTCAATATATCATGGAGACTTATGCGTCTGAGGTGGAATACGATCTTTCCAAGATCAAAGTAGCCTACTTAGACCTTGAATGTGAGACGGAAGGGGGGTTTCCCAATCTTGATGCACCAAATGAACGCATTAACTTGGTGACGATTCGTATCTCTGGTGTCAACTATGTTATCACCATGAAACCCCTTAACCTTCCGGATTGTCGAGTTGTGCTTGTTGCATCTGAGAAGGAATTGATTAAAAAGATATTTGACATTCTTCGTCAATGTGATGCAGACATTCTTACTGGCTGGAACATCAAACTCTTTGATATGCCCTATATCATTGGTCGTGCCAAACTCTTCTTTGAAGAAAAGGAGATCCAAGCATGGATGCCTTTTGGCTTCATGAAGATGCGTATTACCAATATTGGTGGTAAAGACTATACTCTATATGAGTTTCCAGGATACACCATTCTAGATTACATGGATTTATATAAGAAATTTTCTGGAACCAACCAAGAGAGTTACGCTCTAAATAATATAGCAAAGGTAGAACTAGATGAACAAAAACTGGACTATACCGAATATGGGTCGTTGCGTGAGTTTTATACGCAAAACTTTCAAAAGTTTGCTGAGTACAATGTCCAAGACGTGGTCTTGGTTGAGCGACTTGAGGATAAATTAAAGTTAATTGATCTTGCAGTTTCGATTGCATATGAAGCCAAGATCACCTTTGATACCGTCTTCTTCGCCACTCGTATTTGGGAAACCATTTGTTGTGACTATCTCGCCAAACAAAATATTGTTCCTCCATTAAAGACAAAGTATTCTAAGGACGAACAGTTCATTGGTGCGTATGTCAAGGATGTCATTCCCGGTCTATACAAAAATGTTGTGAGTTTTGATGCAACATCTCTATATCCATCTATTATCATTGGTTGGAACATTTCCCCTGAGACATGTATTGTCAAGAATTCATCATTGAATGCAGATGACTTTTTGCGTAGTAGCCGTAAAGAAATTCCAGGTATGATTGAGGATGCTATTAGTAAAACTGCATGTTTAGCATGTAATGGTTCAGTCTTCTCAAATAGTGTCAAGGGATTCATTCCTACTTTGATTGAGATCACTTTCAATCAGCGTCAGGAAGCCAAGAAGAAGATGATCAAGTTGGAGAAGGAATACGAAGTCTCGAAGGACAAGAAACTTATTCCATTCATTGCGGCTCTCAAGATTCGTCAGTCGGTGAAGAAGATTCTAGCAAACAGTCTATATGGCTGTCTTGGTAATCCTGCATTCACATACTCTTCTCCGGAACTCGCAACTGCAGTTACCGTTACTGGTCAGGTTATCATTCGATCTGCAGAAGATCAAATGAATGCCTATATCAATAGAGTCATGAAGAATGAAGACCCAAAGGATTATGTCATTGCCGTTGATACTGATTCCGTTTATCTAAATCTTGAAGACATTATTAATAAAGTTTCTACCAAGAGTGATATCGGTGATATCACAACCTTTATTGACAGTATCTGTGAGAAGAATATTCAAAAGGAATTGACTGGGACGATGAAGGAGTTGACCACCAAACTCAATTGTCTTACCAACAAGATTTCATTCAAGCGTGAAGCCATTGCATCAAGTGGAATGTTTATTGCCAAGAAGCGATATGCACTTCTGATGACAGACCTTGAAGGTGTTCGCTTTAGTGAACCAAAGTTAAAGATCATGGGTCTTGAGACAGCACGCAGCAGTACTCCCGGTATTGTTCGTACAAAACTCAAAGACTGTATCATGATCATCATGACCAAGACCCCCGAGGAGTTGCGTAAGTATGTGAATATATTTTATGATGAATTTATGGAACTACCTATAGATGTTATCGCATCTCCTCGGGGTGTTAAGGGTATCTCTAAGTACACTGATGTCTCGGATATATACAAGAGTGGAACCCCTATTGCTACCAAGGCTGCGCTGTTACACAATGCATATATTAAGAAACTAAAGATTGATAAAGAAGTTGCACCAATCAAAGAAAATGACAAGATTCGATTTGTGTTTGTAAAAGTTCCAAACCCATATGGTATGGGTGGTCGTGATGCGGTTCTTGGATTTATTAACAAAGCCCCATCACAATTTCAATTAGATAAATTTGTGGATCGTAAGAAACAATTTGAAAAAACTTTTAATGAACCTCTTGACAATATTTTGCAAGCCATCAAATGGTCAATTAGTGACAAGGTAACACTTGACTCGTTCTTTGCTTGATGTATAATACTAAACTTAAGGAATATTAAGAAATGGTAAAGACCTTTAAATCTAGATATGGGGATGAACGAATCCTCACAAAACGTAAAGACGGAAACTATAGTCTCGAAGGTCACACCCTATTTTCTAGGGGTGGCGATGGTTTATTTGACTTTGAAGGTGGTCCATGCGTTATGGTTGGTGATAGACTACTTGACATTGTCAATGACGTAGATGACGTAATCGTAGAATCAATTACTGTTGATGATACCATAGTTGAAGAAAACTATGCGCGTATTATCATTACAACCAAAAATTATAAGAAAGGTAAAAAGCAAAGTGACAAAAAAATCTAAAGGTAAGGGTATTATTACGCAAACAATCCCATGGCAATATGAATATAATATTTTAAGAATTCCATATCAGGAATTTATAGATTCAATTGAAGAGATGCCATTTAAATTGTTAATGCACGAGTACCGTTCACACTGTGAGTATCGGGGTACTAAGTTAAACAGTAAACCAGAATTTAGTAAAGAAAATAGTACTGATCTATATAAAAGAATTATTGCTATTGAAGATTTACTTGAAAAGTGTTATCACAGACTCAATGATGCTGTAGAGGCATCTCAATATTGGGAAAACGAAAATTGGAAACACGCACAAAAAGAAAAGGAAAAGAATGTCAAAGTACCTAACAAATCTACTAAGCAAACTAAACAATCCTGATGCAGCCATTGTTGCCGATGGTATTGATGGGGCAGATGTTACAGGCTTCATTGATACTGGTTCTTATGTTCTGAATGCTTTGCTTTCAGGATCTATATATGGTGGACTACCAGCAAACAAGATCTCTTGTCTTGCAGGAGATCCGGCTACTGGAAAGACTTTCTATGCAATTGGAATCGCTACGCAATTTCTCAAAGACCACAAAGACGGTGTTGTCATCTACTTTGACACGGAGCAAGCAATCACTTCAGACATGTTTGCACAACGGGGAATCGATTCCAAAAGAATTGCAGTTGTTCCTGTTGCAACAATCGAAGAGTTCAAGAACCAGGCTCTCAAGATCGTCAATGACGTACTTGAAACACCTGAAGAAGACCGCAAGCCAATCTTTATGGTTCTTGATTCTTTGGGAATGTTATCGACAAACAAAGAAATGAATGATTCGGCTGAAGGTAAGGATGTGCGTGATATGACCAAGGCACAACTTACTAAGGCTACGTTCCGTGTTCTTACATTAAAACTTGGTAAAGCAAAGATACCACTTCTTCTTACAAACCATACCTACCAAGTTATTGGTTCTTATGTTCCTACTAAGGATCTAGGTGGTGGTACAGGTATCAAGTATGCAGCAAGTAATATCATCATGTTATCTAAGAGTAAGGATAAGACCGATGAAGGTATTGTGGGTAACTTTATTAAGTGCACCAACTACAAGAATCGTTTTGTAAAAGAAAACATGCATGTTCAAACACGACTCAACTATACTTCTGGATTAAGTAGATATTATGGTTTGACAGACCTTGCTATCGAGTATAATGTATTCAAGAAGGTCTCAACAAGAGTAGAACTCCCAGATGGTAGTAAAGCATTTGAGAAAAATATTGATGAAGATCCGGAAAAGTATTTTACAAAAGAAATTTTAGACAAACTAGACATTGAAATTCAAAAAGGGTTTAAGTATGGACAAGGCACTTAAAGACATTTATATTATATTAGATGATGCATCTGAATATATGACATTAGATACTGTACCAATTAAAATTATAGTTGACCCGTATCTTGGTGTAGAATTTAGATTTCAAAAAATCAATATAAAAATGGAAGAAGAAAACTTAAATATTAATTTTAATGTTGAAATCTTAAAAAACCCAAATAATGTTGATGTTGAATTAAATAACCAAGAGTTCATTGACTTCTTGGGTAAAATCCTGTATGATATGCTTGTATACCGAGACGATATTATAACGAAGACTCAGGCGGAACCTGAGCAAATTGATCTCGAAGATGATGTGCACAGTGACTCCTATGGAAAAAATTATTCTTAAGAATCTTGCCAAGAACGAAGAATTTGCACGTAAAGTACTCCCCTTTATCAAGGAGGAGTATTTTGCTTCTAGAGCAGAAAGAGTCTTGTATCTCAACTTAGAAAGCTTTGTTACTAAGTACACTTCACTTCCAACTAAAGATGCTTTAATTCTTATGATTGAAAAGCATAAAGGAATCAGTGAAGAAGAATACAAAGGTTCACTGCGTTTAATCACAGAAATTTTTGATAGCAATGATCGCGAAGATCAAGAGTGGTTACTTGACCATACAGAGAAATTCTGTAAGGAAAAGGCTATTCATCTTGCAATCATGAACTCTATTAATATTATTGATGGTAAAGATAAAGAGTACACAGAATCTGCTATTCCAGAAATTCTTAGTAATGCCTTGGCTATTAGTTTTGACACACGAGTGGGTCACGATTTCATCGAAGATTCTGATATTCGTTATCAATTTTATAACAAGACTGAGAAGCGTATTCCGTTTGACCTTGAGTATTTCAATACAATCACGGGTGGTGGTACTCCAACCAAAACTCTGAACATTGTAATGGCAGGTACAGGCTGCGGTAAGAGTCTTTTTCTATGCCATCATGCTGCATCTTGTTTGATGCAAAACTTGAATGTTCTGTATATTACACTTGAGATGGCAGAAGAACGTATTGCTGAACGTATTGATGCAAATCTTCTTGATACTCCCGTACAAGATCTTGCTAGTATGCCAATCGCATCATACAAGAAGAAGATGGAACAACTCAAGAAGCAATCAACAGGTAGACTTATTATCAAAGAATATCCTACCGGTGGAGCAAACTCAAATCACTTTAGAATTCTACTTCAGGAACTACGTACAAAGAAGAAGTTTAAGCCAGATATTATTTTTATTGATTATCTGAATATCTGCTCTTCGTCTCGCATGAAGCAGGGTGGTAACACAAACAGTTACCATTACATCAAGGCTATCGCTGAAGAACTTCGTGGACTTGCGGTTGAGTTTGATCTTCCGATCTTTAGTGCTACTCAAGTAAATCGATCTGGGTTTTCTAGTACGGATGTTGGTCTCGAAGATACATCCGAATCGTTTGGACTTCCTGCTACCGCAGATTTCTTCGTTGCTTTGATTCGTACCGATGAATTGGATGACTCCAAGCAACTAATGGTAAAGCAACTCAAGAATCGTTATAATACAACTGCTGTCAACAGAAAGTTTGTTATTGGTGTCGAATTCAACAAGATGAAACTACATGATGTTGACGAAGGTACGCAGCCCGTAATGGTTAGTTCTAACCAAAGCAGTAACAAGGATAAGCGTAACAACGAAGATTCTTATTACAAGAGTATCTCCGAGTCATCAAAGCAACTTAGTTCCGGATGGCAGATGTAATGCAGACTGTTGTTGATAAAAAATATATTAATATGGTGTCTGCTTCTCTTGAAAAATTCAAGTGGAAGAAAGATAACATGGCAGCGTGTCGGTGTTTTAAGTGTGGTGATTCACAGAAAAATAAAACAAAGACTCGTGGATATTTTTATGTCAACAAGGATCAGTATTACTATAAGTGCCATAACTGTGGATTCTGCTGTACTGTAAAGACAGTTCTAGAAAACTTGTCTCCACAGTTAGCAAAAGAATATTCATTAGAAACTTACAAAATGAATATTGGTCGTAATATGTTTATGACAGCAGATGTAGTTGTAAAGGAACGTATTGTTCCAGACTATATCGGAAAATGTATTACAGATCTTCCCAAAGATCATTACGCTAGAGAATACGTAATGAAGAGACAAATACCAGAAGACAAATTACACCTCTTATATTTTACAGAAGATTTTTCTAAGATTGCAGAGAAGTTTTTTAAAACTTCATTTAGAGAACCAAGACTTGTAATTCCTTTTTTTGATGACAAGGATAGAGTTGTTGGTGTTCAGGGTCGTTCATTTGAAGTCAATGCAAAAATTCGATACATTACATACAAGAGTCCACACATTGAGCGTTTATGGTATGGGCTGAACAATATCAATGCTTTAAAACCAGTTTACGTAGTGGAAGGTCCGATTGATTCATTATTTGTACCGAATGCTATTGCCATGGTAGGATCTAGTTATCCAGACCCACTGCCAACCAAAATTGAAAACAGTAAATTGATTTTTGTATTTGATAACGAACCTAGAAATATTGTCTTACACCACATGATGGAAAGGGCAATAAACGAGGGTCATAAAATTGTAATTTGGCCTTCTATACCTGAAAAAGATATTAATGAAATTTGTCTTAAATATGGTGTAGAGAAGATGAAACAAATGCTAGATAGTAGTACCTATTCGACAAATGCTGCCAGACTAAAATTTGGTGCGTGGAAAAGATCTTAATATGATAAAAGACAACTCAGACAATAATGATGGAATAGAAAAGAAAGTTTGCCAAGCTTTTTTACAATTTAATAATTATTTTAGTTTATATGTAAAAGAAGTAGATTTAGATTTATGGAATAGAGCAGTGGAGTTTGCGAAAGACAGCGTTGATGTCCCCGGTGTATCTTTAAAATTTATTGATAACGATAATACAGACGAGTAATAAAACTTATGAAACAAAGAATAACTGTCCTTGATAAAGGACACGTAGATCTTATTGATGTGATGGGTTCTGATTTAACAGTCGCCAATGCAGCCCGAGTTTCTTTTAATAAAGAAAGTGAATGGGATACAGATCTTAATTGGCTTGATAAAACAATAGAGAAGACCTTATCCGCAAAAGATAAAAAATTAATTTCTTATCTAGCTAAACATAAACATTGGACACCCTTTGCACATCCACAGATCACAGTAAGAATTAAAGCTCCTATTTTTATTCGCACTCAACTTTTTAAACACAAAGTTGGATTTGTAGAAAATGAAGTAAGCCGTAGATATGTAACTGATACTCCGGAATTTTATATTCCAAGATGGAGATCAGCACCAACCACTGGTGCAAAACAAGGAAGCACTGATTTTATTTTAGATTCTGTAGTTGAAGATAAACTGAATACAGAGTATAATATGGTTCTCGAAGGAGCTTTGAAAACATATGAAAATCTTTTGGAACAGGGTGTCGCCCCAGAACAGGCGCGATCCGTCTTACCACAAGGCGCGTATACGGAGTGGTGGTGGACTGGATCACTTGCGGGTTTTGCTCGGGTCTACACACAACGAAGTGAGGCACACGCTCAATGGGAAGTACGTGAGTATGCCAATGCGATTGCCGCATCGATTTCTCCGTTCTTCCCTGTATCTTGGGAACATCTGACTAGTAAGGACAACACATGACAAATTTATCACCATTTCAAGAATTTATTTTTATCTCTCGTTATTCACGTTGGATCAACTCACAAAATCGCAGAGAGACGTGGACAGAATGTGTAGATCGTTGGTGGGATTATTTTACCACCAAAGTTCCATCGTTACTCGAACGTCCCGATGTACGTGAAGCAATTCTAGCACTCGAAGTACTACCTTCTATGCGTAGTCTCATGACTGCAGGTAAAGCACTAGATCATGATAACACATGTCTCTATAATTGCTCATACCTTCCTATTGATTCTGTTGATTCATTTGCGGAACTGTTTGTTATTCTGATGAATGGTACAGGTACTGGGTATTCTGTTGAAAGACAATATACAGACAAACTCCCAACTGTTGCCAACAAGATTGTAAAGAATTTTGATAAGATAATCGTTGTCGAAGATTCAAAGGAAGGTTGGGGAAATGCAATTAAAACATTGTTCAGCGATCTCTATGCTGGTAAGCATCCTAAATGGGACTTGTCAAAAATTAGAGCATCTGGTGCACGACTTAAAACTTTTGGTGGTCGTGCTTCTGGTCCTGCTCCACTAGACAATTTATTCAAATTTATAGTAAAGGTCTTCTACAACGCACAGGGACGTAAACTTTCGGCTCTTGAGTGCCACGACACCTGCTGTGCCATCGCTAATGCCGTAATCGTGGGTGGAGTTCGTAGATCCGCTATGATCTCTCTCAGTGACCTGGGAGACCGTGAAATTGCCATGTGCAAGAGTGGCGCATGGTGGGAGCAAGCCGGGTTCCGGTCTTACGCCAATAACTCAGCCGTGTATCGCGGAAGACCCCCCATGGGACAGTTTCTTGAGGAGTGGACCTCTCTGTACAACTCCCACAGCGGAGAACGCGGTATGATCAATCGTAGGGCACTTCAAGAGCAAGCAGCGAAGTCTGGGCGAGACCCGGATTGTGAATATGGTACCAATCCATGTGCAGAAATTATTCTGAAACCTTTTGAATTTTGCAATCTTTCAACGGTCGTAGTTCGTACCGATGACACTGCTGCAAGCCTAAAGAAGAAGATTGAAATTGCCACTATTATTGGGACTGTGCAGTCTACTTTTGTCAAATTTCCTTATCTTCGCCCTGATTGGAAGAAGAACTGTGAAGAGGAAAGATTGCTTGGTGTCTCCATGACAGGAATTTTTGATAATAAACTTACCAGTGGTCTTGAAGGTAAGCCAAAATTAGTTCGACTTCTTGAGAATCTTCGTGACCATGCAACGACAACGAATCTCAAATGGGCAGAGAAGTTGGGTATTAATCCTAGCAAGTCAATTACTTGCGTCAAGCCAGAAGGCACTACTTCTTGCTTGGTGGATTCTGCTTCAGGTTTACATCCACGCTATGCGGATTACTATTTCCGCAGAATCCGATTGGACAAGAAAGATCCTTTGTATAACTTGATGAAGGATCAAGGAGTCCCGTGCGAGGATGATGTGATAAATCCAACTTCTACTGCCGTATTTACTTTTGCAATGAAGGCTCCTCGTGGTACTGTTACTACAGAAGATCTTCGTGCACTTGACCATCTTGATCTGTGGAAAACATATCAAGAACATTACTGTCATCACAAGCCTTCTGTTACCGTCAACTATAAGGACAGTGAATTCCTTGAAGTAGGCAATTGGCTATGGGAGAACTTTGATATGGCAACCGGTATTGCATTCTTACCAGGTGGTGACAATCATACATATGCTCAGGCACCGTTTGAGCAAATTGATTCTGCAACTTATGCAGCCCACCCAAAGGTCAAGGTTAACTTCAATGATCTCATGAAATATGAGATGGAAGACAACACAGAATCTGCTAAAGAATTTGCTTGCAGTGCAGGTGGCTGTCAGGTAGTATAAATCATGTTCCTCGGTAGCTCAGTTGGTAGAAGCGCGAAACTGTTAATTTCGATGTCGCTGGTTCGAATCCAGCCCGAGGAGTTTCAATTATGGTTATGTTAATTCTATTATCTGTGATCGGTATCAGTATAGCAAATTGGATCTATGCTGATATATGCTATTCTAAATCATATGATGATAAGCCTTGGATAGTTTATGGATTATGTATGTTGGCTGCATTCATTAGTACCAATGGTTGGTATTTTTTAATACGTAACATTAAAACACCTAAAGATCTTTTGATTACAAATATTATATGGGATGTGGGGGCTACAATATTATGTGTTGTATTCCCCATTATGTTATATAATGTCAAATTTGATATGAAAACAATAATAGGATGTATGATTGCAATCATTGGATTACTTATTGCAAAAATATAAATCATGGCAAAGAAACAAGTAAAAAAATTATGTATCTTTTGTAAAAAAAATAAAGCACATAAACACTTTAGAAAAAAAAGAGGTGCTTGTAGATCATGTGAAGCATATGCTTCGAGACTTAGAAGATACGACAACCCAATTCGTTCTCTACTCACAGGTGCAAGAACTAGATCAAAGCGTAAAAATATAAAATTTGATATCGAAGAATCTGATATTGTTATTCCAGAAGTATGTCCTGTATTAGGAATACCGATTATTCTTTTTGGTCCGTCTAATTCGCCATATCTACCGTCTATAGATCGAATTGATAATACTAAAGGCTATGAGAAAAACAATATTGCTATTATTTCTTTTAAAGCTAATACTTTAAAATCTAATGCTAGTTTAAACGAATTAAAACAATTAGTCAAATATTGCGAAGATCACACAAACAAATAAATTAACATCCTATAAATAATAGGATGTTTCATACAATTGTTGGTATAGATTATTCAATGAACTCTCCCTGTATCTGTATGTTTGATACACGGAGACCATTCTGTTTTGAAAATTGTCAATTTTATTTTTTAACTGATGTTAAAAAGTATGCGAATACATTTTTAAATAATATTCATGGTGAACCTTTTTGTGACTATAATTGTGACACAGAAAGATTTGATACTATATCATCATGGGCTTTAAATCTCTGCATAGGTGCAGCCGAAGTTTCCTTAGAAGGTTATGCGTATAACTCAACAGGACGAATATTTAATCTAGCAGAAAATGTTGGTATACTAAAACACAAACTATACAAGAATGCTATTCCTCTTAGCGTTATAGAACCAAGCCGGGTGAAGAAAATCGCAACCGGTAAAGGTAATGCAGACAAACAAATGATGTTTGATTGTTTTGAAGCAGAAACTAGAGTTGATTTGAAATCTGTATTGTCACAAAAAACACTATCTAATCCTGTTACGGATATTATAGATAGTTTTTATATTGCCAAAATTTTGGCAGCAACCAAACTCAATCAAGAATCTTGACTGTGAATGATTCGACTAAAGGTGCTGGTAGGGATTTCTGGATCTCATAGTTTCCCCAATTCTCCTTCAATACTCCATCTTTTACCAGTTTGGCAAGTGTTGCATCTAGCGTTTTGTCTTTATTGCTAAATGATATGTGTTTTTTGCCATTATCTAATGCTAGTTTGATTGCCATAGCAACGCTTTCCCCGTAGGGATAATCGTCAAACTTTTTATTTTTAACATCTGGTAGGATATAGTGAAGAAATCCAGCTATGTCTGCTTTTGGAACGATAGCAGAATGTCTCATAGCACATGATGGAGATCCCATGTTATAAACACTGTGATCTTCCATAACATATTTTTCTATAATAAATCTGCTTCTCATTGCGTAAATATTTATGTTTTATTAATTACCCCTACGCTCAGTAGCCGCATCTAGATTGCGTCTAAAGCGTTTGGGCATTCCAGGCTTCATCTTAGCCATCAATTCGTTCCAAGCTCCCCCAGTGGCTTTATTGGCACTTATAGTGGCATCCACAGCCATCGCCACACTCTCACCCACATAGTTTCTTACTATTTTCTTCTTCTTGCATTTGGGGCAAGGATTGCTCAATGGAACTGTATTATCTTTCATAGATAATGTTTCATCAAAAGTATGTTTGCACGATTCACAGACAAAAGCATAGATTGGCATTAGTTGATTCTCATAAAAAATTTGATAGCATCTTCAAATATAAAATTACGTTTAGGTTCTTTAGGTGTAGTTTCCAAAATCATATTTGCTTCTTTTGGTAACTTACTACCTTTATAAAGATTGCATTCGCGACAACATGCTACCATATTCACCCAAGTACTTCCTCCACCTTTATGGCGTGGAATGATATGATCTACTGTAGCAGATTTATCTGTTAGTTCAATATGACAGTATTGACATACATATTTATCACGTTTGAGAATATTCTTTTTACTTGGAAAACATTTTTTATTTGGTGTTTTCACATAGTACTTTAAAATCAAAATTCTTGGGATTTTGATAGTTTCTCTTGAAGAAACAAATTTTAAGATTGATGTATGATTTTCTTCATAATAGACTTTGTTCTTTCTCATCAAAGACAAAGCTCTGCGCATCGAAATAATATTCAATGGGGATTGATCGTAATTCAGAAGAAGTACGGAAGTTTCAAGCATCTTGGTTGTCAATGGTAAAAAACATGACACTATGCTTTTCTTGTGTTTGACAACAATATTTTTTATGTTTATACCCATAACTACCTAAAATATGTTCACTGGCTGGGTTTGAGCTAATCCACGGTACTTTGGGGGAATTCATCATTCATTATTATTTATAGAATCCTAAATAATTTAAGTATGAATCCTGTCATTTTAGCCCATTTGAATAATCTATGTCTTAAAGCTACCCAAAATACAACAGGTACGAATACCTACTATAAACCCGTTTCTCCCTTTTGTACCAACAAAGTACAGAAAATAAACGAAGAAACTACTCTAAACACCTCTGAATCATTCCCGGAATCAATATTTAAAATTTATGAAAAATTTCAACCAACTCGTAAATGAATCCACTGGCTTAAAGCTAACAAGAGATTATAACAGGTTTCTCTTGGAACAACAAGCTTTTGTTGCCCAGAAAACATGTGCTATACTTTTTGGTGAAGATTATGATGGCTCAGATGACACCTCGAACGATCCTCCATTTAATTCGCATCTAAGTGGACAGTTTTATGCTCATATTAATATGGATGGTACTAGACAAGTTCGTACCTTCAATACTGCAAAGGAAGCTGCATTAGTAATTGAAAAATATCCTGGTTCAGTGATTTATAATTTTAAGGGTGATGTTGTAAACCCCAATCAAGTAGAATCTGTTCAAAGATTTAATATTTTTGAGGATGAGGCTAAAACCACAAAATCTGTATTATCAGATACAATGCCTGAAACATATAAAACACTTCGTGCTAAATTAGAAAAAGATATTGAAATAAATATAGATAATCTTATTGGGGCTGAAGAACTTATTGTAGGTAAAGGAAAAGTAACAAGAGATTCTGTAAAGCAACAAGCAAAGTGGAAATCAATTTATGATGATCCAGATTTGTCTGCAGTTTTAGATGTAGAAGAATATGAACAGCCACACGGTAGTGATGGTGTTTATGGTTATAAACTACCATTATACATCAGAAAAATAGGAGGATATTATCAACCTCGTCATGTTGATGCAGATATATCTGATGTAAAAGAACCATCTAGAAAATATGTTACGGGAGAAGCCGAAGGTCCACCTAATCCAAAAGATATGCCAGATGTTAAATTTATTTCTCCATCACATCCAAATTTTGAAGCAGAATCTGGAACAAAACAAGCAATGGGCGCGGTTAAAGATTGGTATAGTAAACCGGAAAATATAAAATCAACATTGGCAGCTGGAATAGGAATTGGTGGTGCAATGGGGGCAGCTAAAGCTTTAATACCTAAAATTCCTGGAATAGGTCCTGCAATTACTCCTTGGGTAACTAGTGCTGCAGGTCAAGTTCTAGCTTGGTTATATGGAGCTGATGCTTCTGACCGAATGGATCAAGAAATAGATCAAACATTAAAAGGAAAATCTGTAACTGCTGGTAGAAAAACTGCAACAGAAGTGGTAGCAGGTGAAATTCCTGTTGCTGCAGCTGGAGCAAAAATGGGAGGCTCTCCATTTTCTTCTGGAACTAGTATGAGTGCCAAAGGTCGAGCACGATCTAGTGGTGCTAGTGTTGCTACACCAGCTGCTAGACCTACACCAAGTAAACCGGAAAGTGCATTTCCTGATGCAAAGGGTATAAATCAACAGATTGCACAACAACAAGCAATGTCTTGGAATAATTTTCCGAAATTTGAATTACCAAAAACAGTTGATGCATTTGAGAAAATGTCTCCAGATCAACAAGCAGCTTTACAAAGACAAGGAGAGGCTCTTTTTGGATCTAAACCTACAACAGATTTGATTCCTGATTCTCCGTGGAAAAGACCTGGGTTACCTGGATCTAGAGTAAGAAATGTTGATGGTGGATCTTCAACATACAGAAGAGTTCCGTCACCAAAAGACGCAGAGAGATTATTAAAATCAACACATTTAACGGACGCAGAAAGAAATTCAATTTTACGAGCATCCCAAGAAAGATTGGGTCGAGCAATTGGTGGAAAAGTTGGTGAAAGAGTTTCTGATAAATCAACTGAATTAGAACAACAAGTATTAGATTTACTTGCAAGCATGGATGTACCACCAGAACAGATAACTCCTGAGTTTTTGGCACAAACTCGTAGAAACTTAGGGGTTAGTGGTACCGAAGCCACAGACATTCCAGTGACACCAGGTCGTGATCCAAAATATCGAGGATTCAAATTAGGAGATGCTATTACACCACCTCCGCTTCCACAAAGACCAGCATCATATCAGGGAGAAGAAGCATACAAAAAAGCAAAAGAAGAACAACTGGGCCGTAAACTTACTGACGAAGAATCACAAATAGCATCAAAAGAATATAACACAGATGGCGCAGCACTTGATTTATCTCGTAATAAAAATCAAGGTAATGTTGCTATGAGTACTAGTGCTCCAAGTGGTAGATCTTCGTTCATTACACAACCCACTAAATCTCCTGCTGTTAAAGCACTTGGTGTTGCTTTAAGTATTCCCAGTGTTGCAAATGCTAGCACAGGAATTCCTGATGTTATTCCCGCAATTGTTTCGAGTCTTGCAGATACAACTACAAAAAGTCCAAAAGCAGACGGACCTTTACGTTTAGCATATAAAGAAACACAGGGCAAAGCAGTACCTCGGGCGCAAAGTATTCCTGCATCTCCTAGACCAGCTCCACCAGCTTCACCATCTAGACCAGCTCCAATTCCTCAAACATTAATTATACCACAAAGTAGTGGCGGAATGAATCAACCAATGGATATCAATGATTATCCAAGGGAAGAACCAATTATACCACAAAGTAGTGGCGGAATGAATCAACCAATGGATATCAATGATTATCCAAGGGAAGACGAAAATACACAGATAACACAACCAGCAACACCAGCTCCAGCACGTGATTCTTGGAAACCTTCACCAAGTATAGCTCCAATGACAGTGTCGGGTGATGGAGCACCTCCACCACAAAGAAGATCTCCTGAACTACCTCAAAAACCAGAGACCTTTAGAGTTACTCCAACTCCAGAACCTGTTGATCGTACTTCTATTGATTCTTTTGTAAAATCATTACTTCCTTCAGCAGCTAATAGACCAGCTCCAGCACGTGATTCTTGGAAACCTTCACCAAGTATAGCTCCAATGACGGTATCAGGTGACGGTGCACCTCCACCACAAAGTAGATCTCCTGAAATATCTCAAAAACCAGAGACCTTTAGAGTTACTCCAACTCCAGAACCTGTTGATCGCACTTCTATTGACAATTTATTAGTAAGTTTGATGCCAACAGCATCCAATAGACCAGCTCCCCCTACAGATTCATGGAAACCTTCACGTTCTCAAGAACCAATGACACAACAAAGTGGTGGTAGTGACGGTGGAACTAAAACAACCCCATCCTTTAAAGGACAAGAAAACTTTAGAGTTACTCCAACTCCACAACCTGTTGATCGTACTTCTATTGATGCATTTACAAGATCATTACTTCCTTCAGCAGCTAATAGACCAGCTCAAGAACGTGATTCATGGAAACCTTCACGTTCTCAACAACCAATGATACAACAAAGTGGTGGTGGTGACGGTGGACCTCAAACACCTCCATCCATTAAAGGACAAGAAAACTTTAGAGTTACTCCAACTCCACAACCTGTTGATCGTACTTCT